TTCGCTATAATAAGACCTCCAAGAGTCATATGACTCTTGGAGATTTTTATTTTTATATAAAAGGAGAAAACAGAAATGATTATTTCTGAGTTAGAAGGTAGCCTATTTTCAACATTGGTAAAAATAAATGGAATTCGTATTGAAGATGAGGGCTTAATCAAATTACATATGAATTATGAGGATAATAATGCTACCAAAACTGCAGGCGATATTATATTGGATAAACCAAATGCTAACGAATATATGATATCTCAGAGTACTATTAAATACAATAGGCCTACAATTTCTGAAATAGATGTATACACATCGACAAATCACTATCATTGTAACTTGCATCGTAATATCGAATTTAAGCCCGGATATATGCTTATTAAACTCGAATTTCCAGATGATATCGAATCGACAGAATGTTTATGTACTGTGCTGCACTCTGCTAGAGGAGCAGAAACAGATCCGTCTAGTGTTATGAAATATGAAAATGATTGTTTTGTATACGATTATTCTCATATCATGCAAACATATCAAAAAGTAACACGTTCAAGAGGCGATATAATAAGATTTGCATCATGTGTAATTCGTGCGTTAAATCAAAACTTTTGTGAACAACCAGTACATTGGGATGAAATAATTAAATCGGATAATGATCACCGATTTAATTATACAAATTTTCCACCATATAGTGAACTTGTGAGAATTGTTTATAATATATTAGCGTATAATATAGGTTATTCGAATTATCATAAATATATGGATATCATTCAATTTACTATAGTCAAAGAAATTGCAGAATTAACCGCCCATATTTACAAATCGTATATATTAAGAATTTTTAAAGAAATTCTGTTGGGAACCAATGGTTCTGGAATTGTACGAAATGAAGATGGATCGGCTACTATTAAATTTGTTCCGCCAGAATGCGATGAAGCGTCTGGAGAAGAACCTCAATATTCAAAAGATATGGAATTTAATATAACCGTTTCATATTATGATTCGTTTATAGATGCAATTTTATTAAGAAATTCAAATGTTCACAATTTTTCTTATCCAAATAAATCATTAGATGTACTTTAACTTCAAGGAGAAAAGGAGAAATTTTATGCCAAATTATGTATGCAATAGAATCATTATGAAAGATATCGGGAAGATATATCCTGAATGTTTCGATTTCAATGAATTCGTTCCTATGCCAGAATGCATTAAGAAAACAATAATCAATGCTCCTATCGATTCAGAGGAAAGAAAAGCCAAAATAGTAAGCACATCAATTTTTAATGATAATGATACGATGGATTTAATTTATAAAGAAATTCGAAATTGTCACGATCCAATTGATCCGATATCATATACTAATATTTATAATTTGGTTGAAAAATATATAACAGCCATGCATAAAAAAGATCCTCCAAGTGCTAAAATAACTTTGGAAAAGTTAGCAGATATAATATATTGCTTTATAACCACGGGATATACCGGCTGGTATGAATGGTCTTATGCATATTGGGGTACAAAGTGGAATTCACAGCATTTTGAATATATTGATGATGATGCGATACAGTTTGATACCGCATGGGGTGCTCCAGAACCCGTATTCAGGAAGTTCTTTGAAAAATATCGGGATAAAGAAATTGAAATATGGTTTGCCGATGAAGGAATTCCTGAAAATGCTGGCCACATCTATAAAGAAAAAGGCTCTATTGATTTTCATATTGATTGGCAAAAATCAGATGAGGAATATCGAGATTGTATATTAAATACATGGGGTAAAGAATATTTGATTGATGATGAAGAAGAAAATGATACAGTCGAAATAGATATTACAAAAACTATTCCCGATGTTCCTGATTATGAGAAAATGTTTAAAGATGCTAAACCCACAAATATCAAAATAATCCATCCAGAAGACAAACCTTAATTATTATAATAAACTAGAGTCATATGACTCTAGTTTTATTTTTTGTCTCCCTAATAAGCATATTGTAAAACATTCTTATAATATGAAAAGAAGGTGATATATCTATGGGTTCTTTTAGCAAACAAACTATTCTTAACCCCTCACAACCAAGAATAGCAAACAACTCTACTATTGCAGCAACTTCTATTTCTAATAATGGAAATCAGAGAACAAATATTGTAGAGTCTCTTACCAATTCCAGTATTAATCGTATTACAGATAACCCGTTTTATTTTTTCAATAATTTATCTATGACTAAGGTTACGTTCTATAATATCAATAAAGAACATACCACATTAGATGAAGTAATTGATAACGCATATAATTTCATAGGACCAGCATCTGGATTCAGATTTGATAAAATCAATGGAGTTATTCTCTATGGTATTCAGAATATGGAATTATCCATCGATATGGGAGAATGGGGTGCAGAAGCAGATCCAATAGAAGGTGAAGCTTATTTACCTCCGAATACATTCGTTCCCTATCAGCATTCTTATTTCTCTATTGATTATATCAATAAGTCTGGAAGAGAAGTACTCTTCCGTGTTACTTCTGTCAATATAGATACATTCCCAAATGGTTCTAATTTTTATAAGATTTCTTATAAGTTAGAATCTATTGGAGAAAATATCAATCCACAAGTAATCAATGAATACCAATATATGGCAGATAATATTGGTAAATCTGGTACAGGTCCAAATACATCCTCTTCAGGAACCAATAACAATGTATTGGTTGATATGAATACATTTAATTTAATGAATTCGTATAACCAATTGATAGAGATGCTAAAACAGGCCTATGTGGAATTGTTCTTCCAACAGTCCACACAGACATTTGTATTTAAATATGAATTCTGGGATTATTTTTTCTATGATCCGTACCTGATAGAGTTCTTAATCAGACATAAGATCTTCTCAGTATCCAGAGTACCATATATCCATGTATCTCAGCCAGCATTACCACCGATGTATTTACATATTGATTATAATAAAACAATCTTTAGATTATTAGAAGATCCAGTCAATACAACAGTTTGTTATTATGATGGCTATGGTATGTTGGTACAAGATCCAATGTCTCTCTTAACTCATCGTATTGAACCATATTATATGATTACATATAGAGATGATGATGGCTCCCCATTTGGTTCTCCTTTATTAGAGAAGATTCCACTATTTGATACAGATATGATTAATCTCTTACCAGGATATTCTAATGAAGATCCTAAGAGTTCTTCTTGTCCATGCGGATGTTCTTGCCAAGATATATTAGCTAAGCTTCCTAATTATAAGAAGTATTATAAGATTATTTATAATTACTTTGCCGGATTGCCTATTACATATACAATGATTGCAGATATCAATAATATTGATTTCAAACCCTGTAAAGAATTGTACTATGCAATTCCTATGCTGATCTATATTCTACAACAGACAATCAATAATCTTCCCAGTACATCATCATCAAATAATTCTATGGAAGATCCATCATCTCAGAAATCTAATGGGTCTCCTGGCAATTTATCTCTCCGTTCTTGTCCTAAAGGATGCTTAACTTGTACAGATAAGCCTTCCGACTAATTAAAATGCTTATTATAAACATATAATTAAATCTATTTGACTATAGAAAGGAGATAGAGAGATGGATCTAAAGGATGGTTTTGTCGATCTCATTAATGAAACCATGAATGAAGAAGATCATGTTGAAATATCTGTGTCCATGGTGGAAGATCTCGCTATAGACGAAGATATTTATAATGGTTCTTATTTGGAAGAACAATTAGATAATTTATTTCCTACAGAAATAACAGATCCCGTTTTACTTGAAAAATTGGGAGATTAATCGAAGGAGGATTATAATATAATGGTAGATTTTGATTCTATTATGGAAGCTGCACAAGATGCTATCGATGTAGTCTTAGATAAATCAGCCGAAGAAGATGCTGATGTAGACTTTGAAGCTTCTACTGAAGTAGATGATCAGGCTCTTGATGCTGTTATTGGAATTACAGATAACGTTCTGATTTCTGATAAAGATATTGAAGATATTGATGCTGGCAAAGAACCGGGAGATTATGACCCTGTAGATGTAGATGCCAGAGAAGCAGAACAGGATAAAGAGATTCAAGAATTGGAGCAGGATGTTAGTGCCAATGCTCTTGTAACTAAAGATGATATTAAAGATCTCAAAGAAGGAGCTTCTATTTATGATTACGTAGATAAAGTAATCAATGAAGATGTAGGAGATATTCCGTTTTCTTTGAATGATGAAAATACTGGTAAAGTATGTGAATTCTGTCATCATGCTCCTTGTGAATGTGGAGATGCTCATGTTCCTCATACAGCACCCCATACTACAGAATTGGTAGACAAAGATGTAGATACAGATGGAGAAATCTTAGGAGATGATGGTGTAAAATCGGATGCTCCTATATTTAAGATGAATCCAACAGAAGATAATGATACTGGTACAGATAATGTGCCTGGATCTATTTTGACTGATGCTGACCCCAAACAGGGTGCTAGCTTGGATCATAATGATGATGTCGTTCTTCCTCCCAATATTGATATTGAAGATGACATCGATGATGATACTGATCTGGATGATATAGAACCTGATACGTTTGATAATACACCAGAAAAGCATACTACGGTTGATTTGACCAGCAGCAATGCACCGGCTAATGAACCTGCAGGACCTGTTGTTCCTTTAACAGATGGAACCAGACCTGGAACAATTGAATCCCATGAAGAAGGAGACTTAAATATGTTTGAAGATGAAGATTTGAATGCCAGCTTGGAAGAAACTTTTGAAGAACTGGAAGATAGTGTAGAAGTATCCAATGAAGATGTTAAAGGTAAAGATATGTCTTCTGATGGAGCTGTAGAAGATCTGTTTGATGCTATGGGCACTGATGATCTTGATGATGTAGAAATGTTCAATGATTTTGAAGGCTCTGATATTAATGCAGAAAATGAACGTTCTAAAGGATTCCTGAAAGGAATGGATAAGAATGTAGATGAACCTTCTGGATCATTTAATTCTCAGGATTCTTTGAATGTTGGAAGAGAAGAAGAAAAGATGTTTGATTTGGCTCAGGATGTAAACAAAGCAGCTATGGCTAAGAACTAATTTATTATAAAAAAGAAATATAGAAGAGATCTATATAGATCTCTTCTTATCTTCTGACAGTTTTACTACTGAAACATAATTATAATTGCTAATACATAAAGGAGGTTATATCTTATGCCAATATCAGATAAACCTGTAGCATATATTATCAACGAAGGGGTTGCAGATTGCGTCTCTTGCGACGTAATTTGTAATGATAATGGCTTCTTGGTTGCTGAATGTACACTACAACAGGCAATGAAATTAAATAGAAACAGACGTTATTATACAGAAGCAGATTTGCGTAAAGAAATTTATTCTGATCGTATCAGAGAATTGGTAAGTACTGGCAACTTTAAAGGAGAAGCTGGTCATCCGTTGGATATGAACTTAGCCAGACAACAGAAAGTAGACCCCACTTTGGAACAAGTTTGGTATACTAAGTTATGGATGGATGGAGATTTTGTTAAAGCTCATGTTAGAGGAACCAATAATGAACTCGGTAGAGCATTTAATGAAGACTTGAAAGCTGGACAGAAACCATCCTATTCTTTAAGAAGCTTAGGTTCTATTAAGATTGTTAATGGGCAGTCCAATGTAACAAACTTAAGAATTGTTACCTATGATAGAGTCTATTATCCATCTTATGATAATGCGTATACCAATCGCATTATTTCTGAATCTGCTGGATTTGAAGGAGATAGTTTAGATCATATGATTACTTCTAAAGGTAATCAGCAGATTGTTAAAGAAGGATTTGAAGCTGTAGCTCCTGTTATGAATCAGGATGTAGTAGATTTATTAATTAAAGAGTCTTATAGTTTCTATCAGATCTGTAATGATTTCTCTCCTATTTATAAGAGTATTACTTTATCTGAAGATAAGAAATCTGTTACTATGGTGACAGAATCTTATGAAACGATTGTTGTTCCTCTTGGCAGATTTGTAGAAAATCAGATTGATAAATTCTGCCAGAAGCATAGTTAATAATAGGATGAACAGATATGGAAGATTTAGAATTTAGATTAGAGGATGAAGACCGATACGGACTATTAGAATATTCTCTAGAGAATGATTGTGATTTTTATTTAGAATCTGGAGATAATAAGAAGCAATATGCTATTGTTTCTGCCAGAAGTTGGGGTACACTTATTCACGGTATTTCTATTGTTGGTCCTGGTTTTATAATTCCATTGGCAATGTATAATCGTATTGTGTCTGTATATAGTGCCGATACACCAGCAGATGCTTTATTTAGATGGGTAGATTATAACCATATTCGTTCTATAGAATATGATAAGAAAAAGAAAATTCTTGTTGTAGATAAAGACTGGTATGATAGAGAAAAAAATGCGGATGTTGTATTCTTACAATGTCCCAGTGCATCTGTAGCTAAAGCTACATTTGGAGGCGATAAAGTAATTCCATCTCCTTATGCTCAGCATGGAGGTATGTTTAAGAAAGACCCATTTTCTTGGGAGAAGCCTATAGCTACTTCTTTTGCTAAACAGACTGGTATTAAATCTGAATTGACTACATTTGATAAAATATGCAAAAGAGCTGGTGTAAAACTTAAATTAGTCGATGCTAGCATTTCTGGTCATGGACTCAAACAGATGGCCAAGAAATTATTCTTTGGCGTAGAGTCTAATGAATATTCATTAGAAGATGAATGTAATGTATATATGGAAGATAACAATGAAGAAGATCATACAGCATTAGAACAAGCTTTATTGAAATCAAGTAAAGATTAAGAATCTTAATTTATATAGATAACACTTAAGTATATTAGATAATTATTTACGAAGATATTCATTCATCCCCAATCTGAGTGAGTAATTAGTATAATATAATTTGATCTATTTTTTATAGATCTAACTATTTTATTCTGGTATATTCTATAGAATATACTAAAATTCTCTAAATTTCTTCTTATGAAGAATACTAAAATGATTGGAGGAAAGTTAACATGTACGATGATGAAATCAGATCATTCGTAGAAGCTGTAGAACCGGACTTTGCCTATGAAGGCACTGAAGGTGCTATGGCAATGGTTGTCGAATCTGCACAGAATATGATTACTCTTGAACAGTATCTCAATAATTCTGAAGAAGAAGTAGTGCAGGAAAATGTTATTACTGATGCTTTGGGTTCTGTATGGAAACGTATTAAGCAGTTCTTCAACTGGATTATTTCTTTGATTAAGAAAGTAATTGCAAAAATTAAAGGCTTCTTTATTACCCTTCGTCGTAAATTGACCATGGGTGCTGCTACAGCAATGAAAAAGATTGGTGAATTCGTTAAGAACCACACCAATATGGATAAAACCACGGGTGCTGCAATTGAATATCGTGGATTGAATACATCTGCAACTGAGCAGTTCATCAAGAATATCGAAAAGCTTACAGCAGATACTAATGAGTATCTTAAAAGAGCTGTGGCCAATACATCGGGCATTGGTATTACCAAAGATGATTCGAGCTATTCCGATCAGACCAAATCTGCTATTGGTGATCATTCCAGAAATGATCGTTTAGATGCAGCATATGCAAATATTATTAAAGAGGCTACTCATAAAGATTTTATTTCTAAAGTCAAAGAAGCTCTTATCGAAGATAAAAAAATGGTTGCATCCAAAGATGCTTTTGAAAAAGTTTATAAATCTGATATCCTTACTGCTTTGGACAAATGCTATAATACAATCATTAAATCTAAAGCTATGAAACTTGCTACTGAAAATGATTTGCAGAAAGAATTAGAAAAGAAATTTAGTGTTACTTGGGCTAAAGATAAAGAAAAAAAGAAGACTGTAACCGCTAATATTTCTAAAGTAGTTAATATGATTCTTAAAGATATCAACACTGATATTTCTGTACATAATACAGTAACTACGACATGCTCTCAGGCTATTGCATCGGTTACAATGAGTGTATATAAATCCGCTCTTGGTGCTACCCTTAAGGGTCTGAAACGCAGAGCCGGTAAAGCTTTTGAAGGAAAACAGGAATCTGTTGTAATTCTTTAATTTTTACAAAAAATAAAAGATAGAGCGTATTGCTCTATCTTTTATTTTCACGCACTATAACTTGGAATACCCAATTCAACCTGATTAGACAACAATTGACTAATATATGTCTGATTGCTGGTAATTTCTACTCTAGGTTGTTTTGATTCAGATGTGGTATAAAATACATAATGTACTCCAGATTCTGAATCTTTGAGTAAAAAGTTATATTCATCTGTACCTTTCACATAGACCAATTCATTAATCTTCAATATTTCTTCTTCTTCTAATTTGGTATTGATAAAATTATTGATTCGTTCTACGATTTTAGATTTGGTTTCATCTTTCATGTTTACATTTTTGAGCAAACGTTCAGATACATGTAAAGAGATATATTTGCGTCTGCTTTTAGCATGACTATTTCTATGTCTCCTATCAACCAAATCTATTAAAGATACATATGTGTTATTTACTTCTGCCATAATAAATATCCTCCTTTAAATTTAAAATAATATTATGGTTATACTACCAATATAATATATAATTCTAATTCTGATTAATCTTTTTTTTTATACATCATAGTAATCATCATATTATTTATAGGAGGTATGTATAGTATGTTATATACAGAAGAAGACTTAGAGTTAGCATATTCTGAAGGATATAATCAGGCATATGATGAATTAGAAAGTATGTTAGAGTCTAATGAATATTCATTAGAAGATGAATGTAATTATTATACAGAATCTAATGAAGATAATTATACAGCATTAGAACAAGCATATTTAGAAACAAAAACGATTAATAAACAAATACATGGAGAAATAATAGCTCAAGCGGATTATGATGCTGATAAAAAGGGTAAAATGCCAAGATATACAAAGCATCATCTGCTCGATATGGACCATGATACACCGTATAGAAAAGATGAAGAAGTTAATAGAAGAATGCGTAGAAAACAGAAATGGAATCTCCCTCATACTCAAGTATATACAAAAAATCGTGTACAATCTGATAGAATGGATCAAATTCGACAAAAAATAAAAGAACAAAAAGATAAGAGAAAATAATTTATAAATATTATTTATCCATAGACTCATATGAGTCTATGGATAATATGTGTATTATATTATTTTATACCAAGTCTCGCACCAACATGTTTATATGCATTATTTGTCATCTGTCTCATTTTACGATTTCCATATGCAGATTTAATAACCGCGGTCCTTTCCATATCATTACGCACACTTCTATCGTGATCGCTCCTGGATGCTAATCTTTTATCTACATCTTTACTATCAACCGTATAGTTACCATCTTTCTTTTTAGATGTTAAAGCAGCATAATCTTTTAAATCGTTAAACCTTTGAATTTTATTTCTCCCCTGAGTTTTGCCAAATTCATTAAGATTTCTCATTGCTTTTTTATCATCTTTAGTTAGCATTTCTAAATATGCTTGTTCTAATGCTGTATAATTATCTTCATTAGATTCTGTATAATAATTACATTCATCTTCTAATGA